TTAAAATTCTTCGTTTTCCATGTGGTCTACAATTTCCCTTTGTGCTGAAGGATAAAGGTGACTGTATGTGTTTAAAGTTTCTGCCACGTTTTTGTGACCTAGCCTCTGAGCAATGATGAGCGGGTTGCTTTTTTTATGGATTAAATAAGATGCATGGGAATGTCTGAATTCATGAATCAGAATTCTTTTAACACCAGACAGTTTTATGTATTTTTCATACCGTCTATCTATGGTGCTGGTTGCAATGCTGTCATAGAATGAACCAAAAACTCGATAATCTGGTTTGACTGGCGCTGTTTCCTCCGCGCTTTTTTTTATGTCCTTTAATAAGTCCATGACTTTTTGAGGCATCATAATTATTCTGATAGATGATTTTGTTTTAGGCTTGGTAACCTCCCGGTTATATTCTGTTTTATTTATGTCGATCAAATTGTTTTCAAAATCGACGTCGGCCCAGTTCAATGCCAACAATTCACCTTTTCGCGCCCCGCTGAAATATAAAGTCGAGAAAAAGGCTTTATATAAATTGTCGTCAACTACAGAAATAAACCTTTTAAATTCATCGAATTCCCAATAATTAAACCGTTTGTTTACTTCCATTTCAAAATTCCCGGCAACCTTTGCGGGGTTGTTTTTTGTATTATGGAACTTAATCGAGAAATTGAATACCGCCGAAAGTGTTGAATGAATCTTTTTTAGAAAGTCCGGGGAATATAAATCAATAATTTTGTTTTGATATAGCATCACTTTTTTAGGTGTGATTGATTCGATTTTAGTATTTCCAAACTCTTTGATCAGGTGATTGAATAAAATGTTCTTGATTACGTTGATGGATGATGTTTTTCGTCTCGCTTTGTACCATGTGAAATATGTTTCAGCAGCTTCTGAAAATGTAATTGATGAACCCTGTTCTTCATAGCTTACCAACATTTTTCTTTCTGCATCTTTTGCTGCCTTTTTTGTTTTAAAACCACGCCGTTTCACTTGTTTAAGAGATCCATCATTCTGAGGTACACGGCATACAAAATAAAACGTCTTCTTATTTTCTTCTGGATAAACAGGCATACGTTCCCTCCTTACCGTAGGACAATGAACTCAGTTTTACTTTATAAGATAGCATGTGATCCTTTCTTTGAAAAGAATATGAGGTGAAATATCATGTTAAAAAGGTATGAATACTTATACTTTTAATTACATATATGGTATAATTAAGTATTGAAAGAATTTTTTTCTTTAGAAATATTGCAAAATTCTAAATTTTATCGCCACCGTTCGACAAAATTCTCTTTGTGATTATGTTAAATTTGAGTTGAAAAGGTGATCATATGGGAACAATTGCAGCCAGAGATATAAGAGTACATCTAAAAGAAATGATTAAATCATCCGACGAAAAGCAAAATCTGATAGCTACTAAAATCGGGATAAGCGAAGGATATTTGAGTAAATTTCTCAGTGGAAAAGAAATAAACTTTTGGATGGTTCGAGAGATCGTAAAGTATCTTGACCCAGAGAATGAAACTGAATTGATGGAACGGCATTGTTTAAGCGGAGTGAAGAAGAAGAATTATGCTTCTGCTTTAGAATATTGTTATGCAAAACGGCTTTTTTCGGTCGTTGAATCGTTGATTAAAAATCAGATAGCCCGAGATGGAAAATCTGACTTATGGTCAAAAATCTATAGATTCATCCTTGATTTTCGATTATCTGATGGAAATATAGAGTACATTGAAAACCTTAAAGAACTAAAATCAAATTCGGATGAAACAAAGGTGTTACTATATATCTTAGAGATGTACGGTAATTTTTATAATGGCAGGTTTGAGATAACTCTATATCAAATAGAATCTATTAAAATCTTGATTTCTGAGTTGAGTGATCCATTCTTAAAAATGGCTTATTCGGCCCGCGTTGAAGAAGTTTTAGTTAATATCTATTTGAAACAGAAAAACAATGTTAATAAGGCGAGGGAAGTAGCTCACTCGCTTTTGGAAAAGAATCTTAGTGTCAATCTAAATATGACAGCGTTATACATATTGGCTTTATCCTATGTATATGAATCCTATTCTGCATCCTATCACTACTACATGGAAGTCATAACGTTACTCAGGAAATTCCCTGACAGAGAAGACGAGTTGATACAGAATAAAGAAGAAATAGCAATACTCCAGCGTTACTGGGACAAAGAAATATCAGAAGATTTTTGTGTCACTGAATTTGCAAAAGCATTGGCAGAAAAGAAAGTCCTCAATAAATTTTATAAACATGAGACATACAAAAAATATGCTTTATTGTTTGATGGTAAGAAAGAGGAATCTTCAGAGAAATTACTGTTATCTCTTTATTTTTTTTCACAGCAACAAGACCAATTCAGGGCAACACTTCCAAAAATACACTTGATAAAATTAGGTTTTAATTTTAATATGTAGTATCAGGAGGTGTTGCAAATGAGAAAAATGCTATTAACTCTATCCCTAGTGTTCGGTATACTGGCTCTTTCTTATACCAATGTGAGTTTTACTCATACAGCAAAAGGCGAATTTCAAACTGCCGAGATTAGAGTAGGAGCATAAATCATTGCCACCTGAAAAGTATATAATCTTTTAAAAAAAGACGCTGCCGTAACGGGCAACGTCTTTCGTACTTTTCGGGGATATTTCCTGTTTTCAAAAAAAACGAAAACAGGAAATTCTTGAAAAAGTGTTTATTTTGAAATTGATATTAAATATAATGGGAACAAGCGTTCTTTTTGAAAGGGGAAACATCATGCACATTTCATATGAAAACATCATCGGGAATTTGAAAAAGGAAATTGAAAAGGAGAAAAATGCAGACACAAAAAAACTGAAAGTTGGTTAATCTAGGTCTTTCAAATGCCGTTCTTTTAATTCCCTTAATTCTTTCAAATAGTTTATAACCATTTGTAATTCTTCTTCTGTAATCTTGCTTCCGTTATCATGAACAATATTTAACTTTTTAAGGTCATCTATCGTGATACTCTTTTGAGCGAGAAGTTGCTTTTCAGGTTCTGAGTATTTTTTCAAACTCTCTTCATCAAAAAACAAGTATGATTTATGAACGCCTAAATAATCAGCGATATTTTCTATAACCTGCATTGATGGTTGTTGTATATTTCTTTCAATGCGCGAAAGATAACTTTGCGTAATTCCTATTGAAGCAGCCATTTCTTCTATGGTTCTCTTCTTCTCTTTTCTAAGGCGACGTATAGCTTCCCCTAATTTTAGATTTTCCATAACAAACACCCGCTTTTTTTAAAAATAACCCTCTTACCTATAGGTAATTATATCACAGGGTATTCCTCACAAGAAATTTTTTTTGGAAAACTCTTGTATAAAAAATCCCTCTGTGGTAACCTAAAAATATACCTGACAGGAATTAAAAAGGGTGTGATTGAAATATTTCGTCTTAATGAATTTGGACAAATGATTAAGGAATTAAGAAAAAAACGTAAAATGACACAAAATGATTTTGCTCAATTACTTGGATTTACTGCTTCTTATATCTCTCGTATAGAGAGCGGGAAAGCAAATCCAACGTTAAAGGCTATTGAACAAATGGAAAAAAAGTTACGTATAAGAATTTTTTTTGAGTATCAATAGTCCTGTCAGGTATATTTTAGGGGGAGGTAATAATTTTGTATCTGAATCTTTTTATCGCTCGCAAAGAAAAACGAAAATCGCAAAATGATGTAGCTCAATATCTAAACATTAACAAGCAGACTTATTACCTGAAAGAAAAGGGAGTAAGTGATTTTACAATCAAAGAAGGTCAAAAATTAGCTGTTTACTTTGGCCGTACCTTGGATGAGTTATTTCAAAAATCATAAGTGGGGAGGATGTTAATTTATGGAACAACTTCTTAATGTTAGTCTGTCTATTCCCATTCCAGCTGATAAAGTCCTTATCAGCAAAGTAGAACTGCAAGAACTAAGGGATCAATCACTATCGGGGGTTTATTGGAACATGAAAGACCTTGAAAAAAAGATAGGACGTAAAAGCGAATGGATCAAGGAAAACATTTTATATCCAAGTCGTTTCCGATGCTTTTTAGATTCCGCAAATGGAGGTTTTGTTTTTTATCCACAGACTAAGGGGCAAAGCTGGAGCTTTCAGGCACCTAAAATGGCTGCCTTTTTAGATAAACACTTTGCTGAGATTTTCAACAAATAACGGAAAGGAGAATACATGTGTTTTTAGAAAGCCGCGTCCGGCTGCATAATCAAATTCACGTAATTATAAGCGAGTCTGTTAATACTCACGAAAAGGCAATTGCCGAACTAAAAGCTCAAGGCGGCACCTGCCTGTCTGATCAATGTCAGCAAAACACCCTCGGCTCTGTAATCGTAAACGGCAAACGGTCTGTATGGTCTTTGACGAAGGCAGAGACCGCAACGCAAGGAGGGAGAAACAATGGCTAAATATCGCCACGTAAGAACCGAATTTTGGCAAGATCCGAAAGTGCTTGAGGAAATGACACCAGAAGATAGGTACTTTTATCTGTATCTATTGACGAATCCATTCACCTCACAAATAGGCATTTACTCGATCACCAAGAAGCAAATGGCTTTTGATATTGGACACTCTATTGAGTCCATAAACAGCCTTATGGATCGGTTTCAGCATCATCATCATTTGGTCGAATACAATCCGGGTACCCGAGAAATTGCCATTTTAAAATGGGGGCGTTACAACCTCAATAAAGCCGGGAAGCCTATGCTGGATTGCATAGAAAAAGAGTTACGAGAGGTAAAGGATCGTTCACTAATCGAATTGGTTTATCCGCATATACCGAACGAGTCTATCAGGGAACTGTTTTCACGATACGTTGACGATACGTGTCACGATACGTCGACGTCAAGGGGACAAAAAGAAAAAGAAAAAGAAAAAGAAAAAGAAAAGAATATATATGTCCCCAAATTGAAATTTGAGGACGTCCACATGAATTTGGCAAAGCTCTTATTTTCTCTTATTCAGCGGAACAACCCAAAAGCGAAGGTCCCTAACCTTGACAAATGGGCTAATCGTTTTCGCTTGATGATGGAGAACAGAGAGCAGCCGCGAACATACGAAGAAATTAAAGACATGATCATATGGACGCAAAACCATGACTTTTGGTTTGCGAATATCTTATCAGCTGATAAGCTCAATCAAAAATTCGATGACCTTACTATGCAAATGAAACGCGAACGGGGGAATGGACCACATGGAGGACTTCACAAAGGAGCAGGCAGCAGCAGTAGAGGGCGAAATATCTCGCAGGATGATATTCCATACTGACAAGCACGGCAACCCCATTTACTGTGACAAACACACTCGAATAATAGGCGGAGAAGAAAAACCGTATCCAGTTCAGCTCATGAAACTTTGGAACGGCTCTGTAAAGTGTCCTATGTGCGAAAGGGAGCAACGCAATAAGGAGATTGAGCAAGAAGCTGAGGTTTGGCGCCGCCAGGTAGAGAGAAGGGTTCTTTCTACACACTCACTCATTGCCGATCCAACTCTGGAAAAGGCAACGTTTGAAACATATCACTGTTACAACCAGGAGGATGAACAGAACAAACGCCGGATGCTTGAACTGGTTGATCAGATCAAAGCGGGTGTAATCATGAACATATTTATAACCGGTGTGTCCAATGCCGGCAAAAGTCATCTGGCAATATCAGCACTTAAAGAACTGAACAAAAAGAGTCAAGAAGCATATGCAAAATCAGCTCTTTTTGTTAATAGTGACGCACTCATGCGGCGCATAAAAAATTCTTTCAACGATGATTCTGAAAAACTTACGGAGTCCAAGGCGATCGAACTGCTCACACGAGTCGATTATCTTGTCATCGACGACTTGGGGAGTGAAGTGGGCGACACAGATAACGAGAAAAGGACAGCCTCTGATTTCATTCAGAGGGTCTGGTATGGGATCTCTACTGGAAGGCAAGGCAAGGTGACGATTGTAACAACAAACCTCACAGGATTGGCTTTAGCAAAGCTTTATGACAAAAAGACCGTCAACCGCCTTACGGCCCATCTTGAAAAAATTGAGTTTGAAGAGGCGCAAAAAGGCAAAGGCCGCAAGACACCGGCTTCGCTGGTTTAAGGAGGTGAAAACAGTTGATACAGGCAATCATGCCCGGCGTGCTGCAGATCGTCCCTGAACGCAAATTAACGGATGACCAGCGCAAAAAAGAAATAGACGAGCTTATCAAGGTTCTTGATCAAAAAATAGCAGACTATCAGATCTTTAGGGGGAACGCAGTGTGAAACGTGGTAAATGTCCGACGCGTGCACAGAAAAATGTTATTAAGGCAAACGGCTTAAATCCAAACAACTGGCTTGTAACGAAGAATCTGCAGCATGAACACCGCCTCATACTTGTTCACCGCTATATGAATTACAAAAAGGAGTGTTTAGCATGAGTCAGGCGGTCAATACCGAACGGTTCGAACTGGCTTTGGAAGATATGAATTATGAATGGTCAATGGTCCAGCTAAAAAAGGTCGTTCAATACTGGCATGATGGGAAATCAATTCTTGATATGTCGGAATTATTAAACAGGGATTCGGATGAAATCATTTTGCTGGTCATGGACTTTGCAAGAAAAAACATCCTGCCCGCCCGTAAGAACGGTTTACGCGCTAACAAAAGAATTAGAATATCCGAGAAAACCATGAAAGATAAAATGTACCGACTACGCTATTTGTTTGAAGAAAGCCCGGTGTATATCCCTTTTCAGGACCTAAACTTCATGTTTTATGACAGCGAAATCAGGCGTTTCCGGGAGCTATGGGCGGCCGACGAGTCATATCTCGACATAGCAAAAGAGCTGAAACGGAATGAAGACGAAACGTTATTTCTTATCATCGACCAAGCAAAAAGAGACCTCATTGAGCCTCGGGAATCCGGCTTGCTCGGAAAGGAAGCGTCAGAAGATGAACGCAACAAGCAAAAGCTTCCGTTTTGAAAAAGCAACGGTCCAGCAACTTATGGTCATCGTGCGTTATGAAGACTGCGCCCCGGAGGTACGGAACGCGGCTTTACAAATGCTGATTATGAAGGGAGTGGCAGACGTTTGGGACAGGCAGAACGAAAGCATTTAATGGAATGGCTTTTGCTTATCGGCTCTTATGGCAGAGATTTTTTAAACCGCCAGACAGATGAAGAGCTTGAGCGCTTATATAATCTTCAAATCAAAGGCATGAACAAAGAATAGGAGGACAGCACCATGACAGAAAACAAAAACTTGCGTCGGCACGGCGAAGTCACAACGCGGGTGATGAGCGAAGAAGAACGCCTTGAGTATATAAAAAAACACCCAATCATTTCGACGGAAAAACCAAAGGTTGGCATACAGCTATTCCCGTCAAACTATTGGATGTAAGGACGGCCGCTAAAGCAACCGCCACCGTATGAATAATAAAACCTAGACACTTTTATTATACCATACGGAGGCTTTGAACATGCAGCCAAAACATATACCAATCAATCAAAATACAGGTATTTCTCAATTTATTGAGCCGGGGAAGGTGTCTGTCATCGTGTTAGACGGCAACCAAAACGCCGCGTATGTCGTTGAGGCACCCGAACACGGCAAAACAATCATTCAAACAGTAAAAGGCGGCCTGGCTCGTTGTGATTACGAGATCGGCCATAAATTCAATTAGCAGGGGTTTTCCCCTGCGGGGGAGGAACGGAAAATGTATCAAAACGAGATTGCCCGCAAGTGTGAACGCTGCGGAAAAATATATTATTCAACTCAATGGGTTGTATGCAAAACATGTCTTTTAGACCGGGAGGCCCGGGCATGAAAGAATTCAAAATCAACTTGTCACAAGGTGAGGTTTTATATACCGGCTCTTACATTTGCGCCCTTTCAAAAACGGCGGCCAGTACACCCGAGCAAATTTCTTTAGAAGCAGCAGCCGAAAAGCTCGCGGAAGAGTTAATCATGCAGCAGGCTATGAACCGGGAGCACCAGCGTCAGCAGGAAATCGCGGTCAATCAGTTTCGGCAGGCTCAAGAAGAGATTAAGCGGCTTAAATACGAGAATGACAATTTCAGAAGGTTGCTTGCTACATTCACCGATGAAGAGGACGACCCTTTCGGAGTGGTAAAGAAGGCCTTAGACGGTCAGTTTCCTGCTGAATGGGAGGGTGATGCGGAATGAAAATTACAGTAGACAAAAAAGTGAAGAAGTTCTATCTAGCCTTTAGTAATACACGTAAGCCAAAGGATAGCAAATGGAAGCCGGCGGTTGGCCATGAAATTCAAGTTGGAAAATACCGTTTCTGCGCGATTCCAACGTTCAATCATATTAACGTGTCAGAGGTAACAACCGGACTACAGGTCCTTAAAATTCCGATGACCCCTTCAATCTATCAAAAGACACTCGACAAAGAAGACACACTGAAACTTTTTGAAAGTGTCGGTGAGGATTTAATCAAAATCATTAAAAAGCAAAGTGCGGCTGATCTTGATAAAAGTCTTATTGAGAAAAGAAGAATCATATTCAGCATGCTTGGCGAAATGCCGCCGATTGAAGTTTATGACATGGAGGGGGCTGCGGAGTGATGCCATTACAAGTAGAACTGCAACGGAACGTGAAGGCCACGAAAGACGAAGCAATGACCGTCGAGCAGGCGGCCGAGCTTTTAAAGGTTCACCCGGACTACATCCCGACGCTTGTCGCTCGGTCTGACGATCTGAAAATGATCGGCGATACCATTATCGCTAAACGAGATAAAACAAATATCTGGCTGGTCGGGGCATGCGTGGGGCTCATCTTCTTCGCTATCTCCGTGCTGCCGAATTTGATCGGGGGTTAAGGGATGATTAAACAGCAGTACGACGATGGCAAAAAACATATTCACGTCCTCTCCTACGGGGGAGGCACACAATCAACGGCCCTTCTTCTCATGGCGTTGAAAGGTGAGATAAACGGCGTTATACCCGATTACATCATTTTCTCGGATACCGGATGGGAGCCGCAACACGTTTACAACTGGATCCGGAAAATAAACGAGCATATTAAGGCAACTTACGGGCGGGAGATCATTTTCACTGATAACGGGAACATTCGTGATGACATTGTACAAGGCTCTGAGACAGGTGACCGTTTCGCCAGTATCCCGTTTTTCACGCGGGATTCAAAAGGTGAAATAGGCATCGCCCGCCGGCAATGTACAAACGAATACAAAATATTGCCGGTTAATCGGAAAATCCGTTCATTGCTCGGGTACAAGCCGAGGCAGCGCATCAAAGAAGTTGTTCACCTCTGGAAAGGGATCAGCACTGATGAAATTCAGCGGGTTAAGCCAAGCCGGGAAAGCTGGCAAGTTGCCGAGCACCCTTTGGTTGATGTGGCCTTCATAGATCGGTCGCGCTGCATTACATACGTTGAGCGTGAGGGACTCGGAACGCCGGCAAAGTCCAGCTGTATCGGCTGCCCCTTTCATGATTTTAATGCTTGGCGTGATATGAAAATGAAGGACCCGGCCTCTTGGCAAGACGCGGTGGAAATTGACCGGCTTATCCGGAAGCTGCCGCGATTTAAAAATAACGCTTTTCTCCATAAGTCAGGCCGGCCATTGGAGGAAGTAAATTTCAATGAGGATCAGCTTGATATAGATCACTTTTTGAATGAATGTGAGGGCATGTGTGGCGTTTAAGGGAAATTCATATACAAAACCATGAATAAGTGAACATATGACCAAATTTACAAGGTTAAAGGCCAATTAGGAGGGAATAGTGTGACTTTACTTGATGACATCGGCTTCACAGAGGAGCAATATCGAGAGCTTCATGAACGCGGTATGTCTGACACGGAAATAGCGAGAGAGGAACTGCATTGCTCTCCATCCACTCTTTCTGTCTGGAAAAAGGCTAACGGCATAGTAATCCAGAAACCGTATCGCCTGTTCACTCTGGCAGAATGGACGGAGCTTCGTAACCAGAATTGGACACACTTCCAAATTGCACAGCATTTCGGTTTCGAATGTATTGATACTTATTTCTATCATGCAAGAAAAATAGGCATTCCGCGTAAACGGAGAAGGGAGAAAGTTGAATCATGAATCTACAAAAAATGTTCGAAATGCAAAAGGTGCTTGATGATCGGATCATCAAAGAAAAGGGGCTTGAGGGGCAGGACTTGCTACCGAACCTCATTCTTGCTCTACAGGTCGAGCTTGCCGAGTGTGCGAATGAATGGCGCGGCTTTAAGCATTGGAGTAATAACCAAAAGCCAAGAACAAAAGTATCAACAAATGTTGGTGCGAATCCTGAAAACGCAGCCTTTTTCCGTTGTGAAAATCACTATTGCGGAGAAAATTTAAACAAAGATGATTTTAAACACTTATTAGATCCGGATTATGAAATATGTCCTGTTTGTAACGTGGGTGATGTAACGGCTTTTCGTGATAAAAACCCACTACTTGAGGAATACGTGGACTGCCTACATTTTGTCTTGAGTATTGGGAATCGAATTGGATATGCACACGAAAATTTAGGGAAGTGGACTGACTTCACTATTGTAAACCAGTTTAACCACTTGTTTGGATATGCATCGGACTTATATAAAGCAATACATGAAGATTGGTTTGAAGAAAAGTTATTTGATACTTACGATGAGTTTTTTGCGGGTTTTATCGGTCTAGGTAAAATGTTTGGGTTAACGCATGAACAAATTGAAGCGGCTTACATGGACAAAAACGCCGTCAATCATCAGCGGCAGCAGGAGGGCAAATGAAATGAAAAAACACACGATTAGAACAAAAGACGGATTGCGGGTCGACTTCAAAAATGCAGAAAAAATATTAAAAGAGGTTCCTGAATTTTTGGAGGTAATGGCCGCATTACCTCTATGGGATGAATTGTCTTTGAAAATAGAAGGGACAACGAACGTTACTTTCACACACATTTTATCAGCCGATGTTGAGTATTTCTTTGATGAAGAATCTTGTGAAAGCTACCTTGAAGTAACAATTACGTCAAGTCCGCTTATGGATGATCAAGAGGAAATAGCGTTTGAAGAGCCGGAGGGGGAAAAATGACAAACGATCAGATGAGAGACAAGGTCAGACATATGATAAGTGCCGGATATGAAGACGGAGGAATTGCCGAATATGATGAGTACAATAACATGCTTCAGGACTTCTTTGAGAACGAACTAATTGACTTACTTCCGAAAAAAGCGCTTCAATGCATCATAGAAAAGTTTGAGGAGATACACGAATCCGGACCATGGGATGGTTGTCTTTTGACAGGGAATTATTGAGGAGGGCGCGGAACAATGACAGAAAACGAAGAACTGCAAGCAAGGTGCATCGAACTGGAAACGCGTAACGAAGATTTAGCGCGGACGATTCAGGAGCAAAACAAAATGATCCGGGGGCAGAACTGGCGAATCTTGTTTTTCGCCCTCTCTTGGATTGTATATGGCGCTGTGAGTGCTGTGAATTATTTCTGGGGGTGATGGAATGAAATTCACATTTAGAATGTTGATGCTTCTCATGATGTCGGTCATTGCCAATTCCATAGGAGCAATCCTGGATCAGTATTTCGACAATCAGAGTTCGAGAATAAATTGTGTGGCAGTTGCCGCAGTTATCAGTGGGTACTTGGTTCGTGGATGGTGGCCGTTAAAAAAGAAGGAGGGCGCGGAATGACAAAGACAAAAATCATAATCAAAACAAGCGATAAGGTTGAGGTCACACGGGAACAGGCGCGGGCGATAGAGGAAGGCATGAAGTTTTATTTGAAAATGGCTGATGACGAACCTGAAAGAGTGAACACGTTGACCAAAGGAGACAAAAAAGAATTTGCGCGCCTTCAATTCGTCGGGAAACACTTTGTCATTAAAATAGGTGATGTCGAACCGTGGACCGGATTGTTTGATCCGCTGAACAGCATGTCTGCTTATGATCTAAATAAGGCGATTTTGAAGGGATATATCGTTAAGGGGGAAGAATGATGATCAACAAAGTCGTAATCGAAATCACAGCAGAAAAAGGCATTGTGAAATTGTTTAACGAGAATGGGGAAGAAATTAACAGGCAGGAAACTTCACCAACAGAAAGCGGATCAAGTATCCAGTATACAGGCGCCGACTTTGAAGACATGACAGCAGAAGAAGGCATGACAGACGAACTGTGGGAAGCGTTGGAGCAGAATTTTTATGTCCATGATGTATTAACAGCAATGAGGGGAGAGTAATCATGAAAAAACTATTCAAATCAATCATTCTATCAGCTGCATTACTTACGGGAGCGGTGGCGGTTGCGCCGTCTGCTTCCGCAGCATGGTCAGGCTGGCAAAATGAATCTAGGTACAGCGGCCGGGTGTTTACGGATGCCGCGACTTACACGGCCGGCGCCTCAACGGTGGACTGGAAAGCCGAGAAAAAAGGATCAAGCACACTTTATTACACGGCCGGCGTATACAAGAAGCGAAGCGGCGGCGGGCTGACTGATACGAACTTAGTACAGCGGGGCAGCTTCAAAACGGCAACGCCTCTGAAATCATTCAACGTGAAAACGATCCGGAATAAGACCGGGAAAGGAACATATGTCATCCAGCTGGACTGCTACTCTGATTCCGGCAAGCGGAACTATATTGGAACATTTGAATCAGCAAAATTTTACGTGAAGTAATCAAAAATCAATATGTCCAAGACGGAGAGCCTGCGGACACTGATCATTGCACAGAATCACTGTGCTCTGATTGGTGTCCGTTTTTTATTTGAACGGAGGGACGGCATGAAAACGAAGAAAAACGCCACGCTGAGCATTGATTTTAAAGAAAAACAGCCATCGTCACACAAAAGTATCGAAAAAAAGCCGCAGAAGCTTACTGAGAGAGAGTTGGAGAACCTCATGGGTGTAAACAGGCCTACATATAAAAGAGGCCGTGGTGGAGCTTTTAGACAGAAATAATAACGGGAGGGATTTTTGATGAATCAAATGACACTGAACATACCTCAAATTGACGAAGAAGCTACGAGAATGAAAGCTGAAAAGCTGCTCGAACAATATCGCATGTACTTACTACAAGTGCCGGAAGATTTTTTGCCGAAAGTGACCGCAACATACAGCCTTGTTCCACCCAGCTTTTCGAATGAATTTCATTCCTCCACAGAAGACGCAGCATTAAAACGCATGGATTGGGAAATTGAGAGGGAACGGTTTTTAAAGAGAATGCAAAGAGCGGTTAACCGGCTTTCCCAAAAGGAGCGGCAAATACTTGTCATGCTCTATATGCAGAATGAAGAAATGTATGATTATGAAGTCTATGCAGAGATGAGACTCAGTCAGCGGAGCTACTACCGGACGAAAGCAAAAGCATTTTACCGGCTGGCCTTTGCTCTTCGCGTGGAAGTTTATAAGGACGGGGGCGCGCCGGAATGAATTTTGTTCAGCCTATAAGGGACTTAGATCAGATATATTATATTAAAAAGTACCTGAAAGAACGGAGCGAACGGAATCACCTTCTTTTTGTGGCCGGAATTAATTCAGGTCTGCGTATATCAGACTTGCGGCTTTTAAGGGTTAGGGACGTGAAGCGCATGTATATCGACCTGCGAGAGCAAAAGACCAGTAAACAAAAGCGAATCAAAATCAATAAAGCATTAAGGAAGGCTTTTGCCGATTATATCAAGGACAAGGATGATCAAGAATTCTTATTCAAAAGCCGCGAAGGACTAAATAAACCGATAAGCCGCAGTATGGCATATAATATTTTAAGGGAAGCGGCTGATTATGTTGGTCTTGATGGTATCGGGACTCATACAATGAGAAAAACCTTCGGATACTGGCACTATAAGAAATTCAAAGACGTTGCCTTGCTGCAGGAGATATTTAATCATTCAAGCCCTGACATTACGCTCAGATACATCGGAATTACTCAAGACACCATGGATCAAACAATGGATGCATTCAGCTTATAAGCTCATCTGTTTAAAAAACAGACGGGCTTTTTTTATGCTTTTTCCTATGAATAAACCATATTGAGAAAATGTCAAACTCATTTCAGAGAAATGAATTAAACATAGTGGTGGCAAAGGATTCAGCGATTCGGGGAATTGGACACAATATAAGTTATGATTAATTGGGTTATGTGGAAAATCTTGTACACCTTTCGTGGTATCATCGTGTTACAGGAGGTGAGCGGCATGAGTAGAGGCGCAACAGGTTCAGCGTTAGAAGAGAAAGGCATGGTTTGATATAACGATACCAAGTAATGAAGGGGTGAGCGGGATGACTGCTGCAGAGCAAAAAGGAATGTACTAAAAAGATTTTGGCAGAAAGATGGCACGATAACGGCACACCATTTTGTTTTAGATAAGGTATTATGGTAATAGGTAATAAATCAAAGGAAGCGGCACTGCTGATGAGCGGGGTCGCTTTTTTATGTTCTCTGTAAACTGCGTCCGGTAAGTCTCAGGATAGACAATCGGCGGTTAACGGCTTGAGTGCGGGGGCAGTTTAGAAAGAATATGAAGGAGGATAAGCATGAGTGTTGTAAAAGGATTGACGCATTGCACCTTCAGACCATTGAAAAAGTGTACTGTGCAGCCGTTGGGTGTAATGCCCAATTGGTTGCATAATGAACGCAGAGCAGAAGATCTAAAGGCAGCTATTAATAGATACATTGACGCAAACTGCGAGATTCCCACTGAATGGATTGAGGAATACAATTTGTTGATTAGTTCGATTAGAGCTGAAGGGGTGAATGAGTAATGAAAAATATATTGAGAAACAAGGTCTATGAGCAAGCGCGTTATGCTTTAGAAGAGAAAATACCTACTCTTGAAGAATCAATTAAAGGCATAGATCAAAGAATTGAACGGCTAAAAAAGCAAAAGGAACGTCTTTGTGAAATGTTAGATGAAGACAAGGGCTTTGTAGAAGAGGCTATTGAAAAATTTGATTTTGTTAAACAATTCTTTTTAGGTGAACGGGGTCTCGATTGTGGCTATCTGCTGTTTTTGAATAAAGAATTCCTAGCCGATAAGGATGGATATTCATACCAAGATGCGATCAAAAAAAGAGATGAGGATAGACATGAAATGCCGGTTAATGATGCTGTAGCCGAAACACTTTATTGTGATGATCAAAAATTCACAACTATACATTTTCCTCATGGGGGCATTCAATCATGAAGAAAGCTTTAAAGCCCTGCAATGAACCCGGCTGTCCTAGCCTGACGCGAGAGGGCTACTGTGAACAGCATAAGCGAATCAAGTCGGCCTATGATCAATACCGGGAGTCTGCTGCCAAACGGGGGTATAACAGCAAGTGGAGGCAGGCGCGCGCTGGCTACCTGTCCAAGCATCCGTTATGTGCTGCCTGCTTGATGCAAGGCAGAAGAACCCCGGCGACAGTTGTCGATCATATCGTTCCGCATAAAGGCGACAAAAAACTATTCTGGGACTCGGGTAACTGGCAGCCTCTCTGCGGGCCGTGCCATAGCCGGAAGACGGCAAAGGAGGATGGAGGATTTGGGAACAGAACATCAAACGTGCGTGTGTGATCAATGCATGACCAGACTTCTTATCAAAGGCTGTTCAAAGATCAGGAAGCACGACAACGGAATCAAAGAGCATTACATCAAGTGTCCACGCTGCAAGGCAGAGTATACATCCTTCTATACAAACGAGGACATCAGACGAATGCAGCACAGAATAAGAAAGATGTTTGCTCTTCGTCGTAACATGAAAAAGGAATCAGCTGTTGATCTATATTCAAAGAAAATAGAAGCAGCACAAACAGAAATTCAAACAGCCATGAGCCAGCTGAAGAAGGAGATGGAGACCCCCCACCCTTAAATCCCTAGAGGACGTTTGCCGGAGACCGCGCTCCCCTCCCCATTTTGAAAAATTCCCTAAATGAAAATTCGGAAGGAGGTGAGGGAATGGCCAGACCGCGGGAACCTTTGGATTTGTTACTTTATAAAGGTAAGAAAAACTTGACAAAGCAAGAGATTGAGGAACGTCGGGAACAAGAAATAAAGGCACCAAACGACAAAGTAAAAGCTCCATCATATTTGCCAAAAGACTTAAAAAGAGAGTTTAAAAAGATAGCGGATGAGCTAAAAAACATCGGAATTATGACTAATTTAGATGTGGACGCGCTTGCCCGTTTTTTGTTTGCTCGAAAACAATACTTGGAAATGACCGAAGTCTTACTCGAAACGCCCATTACTGCATTAGTTGAGGATGATGACGGAAATAAATTTGAAGTAGCGAACAAGACATACAGTGATTTGCTTATCAATCAAGACAAGCTGTTCAAACAATGCAGGCAAGCTTCTAGTGATTTAGGGCTGACCATTTCCTCTCGCTGTAAACTTATTATCCCGAAAAAAGATGATGGGAAACCGAAGTCAAAAGAGGAAGAACGGTTTGGGGGCCGCATGTAATGGAAGAGATTACAGCCGAAATTCTCATTGAGCGGGTTTGGTCATATGCTGAGAAAATTCGCTCCGGGGAAATTAAGGCAGGCAAAAAGCAAAAATGGGCTGTAGAGCGATTTTTTAAAGATGTTGACCGGCTCGCAGAAGATGACTGCCCTTATTACTTTGATGCTGAAGCTGTTGTAGATTTTTATGAATGGTCGCGGCAATTTAATCATGTCGAAGGTATACTTGCGGGGCAGCCGATTGAACTAACAGACTTTCAGCTTTTTATTGCGGCCAATATATACGGATTCTATAAAAAAGAAAATGGCGCCCGCCGGTTCCGGAAAGCTTATATCCAGCTGGCACGTAAAAATGCGAAATCGCAATTTTTAGCTTTAATAGCGTCATATGAGATTTTCCCGACACAAGAAAAACACCGGGTATTTATCGCAGGCTGGTCCCGCGAACAATCAGATGAAGTATATCAAGCAATTCTTGAGCAGCTGCATCACGCGCCGATACTCAAAGGGAAATATACCTCTGCTAACGGCCGCGTGAAAAAATATAAAACAAACTCTATTATCCAGCCTCTTTCCCGTGAGGCCCGGAAGCTCGGGGATGGTAAAAACCCATCATTGGGAATTGTGGATGAATACCACGCACATGAAACAAGTGAGATTTATGACGTCCTGGACAGCGGGATGGTCGCCCGGCGCAGCCCGTTAATGGCTGTTATTACGACAGCGGGTTTCAACATGGAGCGGCCATGCTTTAAGGAATATCAATATACAAGCAAAATTCTTGATCCAGACATTGACACGGAGAATGATGATTATTTTGTTATGATCTGTGAACTGGACCCGGAAGATGACATAAAAGATGAATCAAACTGGATCAAGGCGAATCCGATTGTAGCAACGTACCCCGAGGGGATGGAATCATTACGTTCTGCTTTAAAAGTGGCTCTGGAGGTGCCGGAAAAGATGCGCAGTTTCCTTACCAAAAATATGAACCGATGGGTTGACAAGAAGGACAATGGTTATATGAATATGACAAAATGGCGCGCTTGCAGCGGGGGAATTCCTGATCTGCAAGGACTGCCCGTTTATTTGGGCCTAGATTTATCAATGACAACAGACTTAACCTCCGTTGGATATGTGGCCGTGCAAGACGGCTTTTTCTATGTCGGTCAACATTCCTTTATGCCTGAAGCCCGAGCCAAAGAAAAAATGGCGACGGATAAAGTGCCATATGATTTGTGGAGAGAGATGGGATTTATCACTTATACGTCTGGCGAAGCAGTTGACTATCAATTAGTCGAACAGTGGATCATTGAATTTATCCATAAAAACCGTTTTCGGCCACAAGAGACCGCGTATGACAAGTGGAATGCTCTTCATTTAGCACAACGGCTCGAATCAAAAGGGCATACAATGGTGGAACTGCCACAGAGAATCAATCATCTTTCATTACCTACAAAAAGCTTTCGTGAGAAGGTATATGAAGGAAAAATCGTACATGGTAATGATCCGGTTTTAACATGGGCGGTTAATAACGCAATTATAAAAATGGACCCGCAAGAAAATATCATGCTGGACAAAGCAAAATCACCGCAGAGAATTGACCCTATTGCGGCTGTTATAAATGCTTACGCCAGAGCGATGTATCATGACACAAACCATAGAGTAGATTTAAATAATCACTTCGGCTCTGGGAATTTCAGTTTTTAGGATGTGAGAAAATGAAAAAAGTCAGGAAAAAGATCAAAGCTTTTTTTAAGTGGTTTTTTCACCCCAAGTATATGAAAGCCCTGCTTTCTTTTTTCTGCTTGATAATAAATGATCTGCTGTTTATGGCGGGAGCCGCCTTTATTCTGACAGCTGTCTATAGATGGAGCACAAACATCGGTCTTATTCTGACGGGTGTCTTTTTAATGTTTTATGCGTACCTCATATCAAAGAAAGCGAGGTGATATAAATGCTGCTTGAACGAATGTTTGAGAAACGTTCTGGCTCGTCAGATCATGAAGATGGTTTTAACAACATTTTATTAAATATGTTCGGCGGCCGGAAAACAGCAAGCGGTGAGAGAGTGAGTGAAAGCAACTCACTTGTGCAGCCGGACATATTTGCATGTGTCAATGTATTATCGGATGACATTGCCAAACTGCCGATTCACACATATAAAAGAACGGACAGCGGCATAGAGCGGAAACCCGAGCACATGTCCGCGCATGCTGTTTATGCTCGGCCGAATCCTTACATGACAGCCTTCACGTGGAAAAAGCTCATGATGACTCATGTTCTGACTTGGGGGAATGCATATTCCTATATTCAATTCGGACCACATGGTTACCCGGAAGCGCTCTTTCCCTTGCGCCCTGATTACACGAATGCTTACGTTCATCCGACAACAGGCATGCTGTGGTATCAAACTGTGATAAACGGGACAGCCGTTGAATTATACGACTACGAAATACTGCATTTTAAAGGGCTTTCGACTGACGGAATACATGGTAAATCACCTATTGGCGTTGTGCGGGAGCATATCGGGGCGCAAGCGGCTGCCACAAAATATAACGCCAAACTGTACAAGAACGAGGCAACTCCTCGGGGGATATTGAAAGTTCCGGCGTTCCTGGATGAAAAACCAAAAGAGAACGTGCGCAAAGAGTGGAAACGGGTGAATCAAGGTGAAAATATCGCCATTATAGATAACGGACTGGAATATCAATCTATTTCCATGCCTCTGCAAGAAGCTCAATTTGTTGAGTCTATGAAGTTTAACAAAGCACAGATTTCCATGATTTATAAAGTGCCGTTGCATAAGCTGAACGAATTAGATAAAGCGACATTTTCAAATATTGAGCATCAGTCCATTGAATATGTCAGAAACACGCTGCAGCCGTGGATTGTGAATTTTGAACAAGAACTAAACGTTAAATTGTTCTTAGATCACGATCAGAAAAGCGGCCATTACGTGAAATTCAATATAGATAGCGAGCTGCGCGGCGACAGTAAGACGCAAGCGGAGTATTTGAAAACACTTCATGAAACAGGAGTGCTGAATAAAGACGAAATCAGAGAATTACTTGAGCGCAACCCTATTGAAAACGGCGACAAATATATCTCCAGCTTAAACTATGTGTTCCTCGATTTTGTGGAAGAATATCAGCGGCTTAAAGCTGGCGGCGCCATGAAGGGGGGTGACAACAAGAATGAAGGATAAAGAGGTTCGGCATTTGACGACGCCGATTGAGTTACGTTCCGAAGGTGAGGGGCAGAGTGAATATATCGAAGGGTACGCTCTCAAATTCGAAAAATGGTCAGAACGTTTGGGATGGTTTAAAGAGATAATCAGCAGAACGGCTCTTGACTCAGCTGACATGTCTAACGTCATCGCCCTTTTTAACCATCAGCAAGATTTCCCCTTAGCGAGAAATACTGTTTCCGGGGATACTGGCCGCCTTGAATTAGAAACAGATGGGATAGGCCTCAAATTCCGATTCAAGCCCTCAGACACGTCATATGCGCGTGATTTAATGGAGAATGTCAGGAGCGGTGTGATCAATCAGTGCTCCTTTGCTTTTTCACTTGATTATGGGGATGCTGAGGCAGATGAATGGCGTATCAATGAAGATGAGGACATTTACGAGCGACGAATTAATAAAATCAATCGTATTTTTGATATTTCGCTCGTCACTACGCCTGCTTACAGCGATACTGAGGCGGTTGTAGGTGCCCGCAGTTTAGAAAAGGTTGAGCAGCTGAAAGAAAGACGTAATTCATCAGATGAAGCGTTAAAAATGGAATTGGAACTATTAGGCCTTGTACTCCCGGAGTAAGGTCTTTTTTAGTGCAGAAAACAAGGAGGAAATGATTTTATGGCAATGCAAATGAGCAAAAAAGAAATCGCATTAAGACAACAGTTTACTGAAAAGAAGCAGCAAGCAGACAAGGCGCTGCAGGAGGGCAATACCGATGAAGCGCGTGCATTGCTTGATGAAGTGAAACAGCTTAAAAATCAAATCGAATTGATGACCGAAGGACGTTCACTTGATGTCCCGGATTTACCGGGCGGTGTAAACTTTGTGCCCGAGCAAGAGCGCAACCCAGAGGGGCAGCGTTCACAAGGTCAAGGAAATGAGGAAAGGCAACAGCAATACAGCAAAGCTTTCCTTAAAGGATTGAGAGGCAAAAGACTTACCGACGAAGAGCGTGACCTTCTGGATAGTCCAGAATTTAGAGCGATGTCCGGTATAAATGATGAAGATGGCGGAATTTTGATCCCAGAGGATATTGGAAGGCAAATCCATGAATTTAAACGTCAGTTTGAGCCGTTGGAACAATATGTAACCGTTGAACCTGTCACAACTCGATCTGGAACTCGTTTACTTGAGAAAAATGCTGATATGGTGCCGTTTTCACCTGTAGAGGAATTGGGGAATTTACCTGAGATTGATCAGCCTAGATTCACAAAAGTATCCTACTCAATCATAGATTATGGTGGCATCATGACTCTATCTAATTCAATGTTGAATGACTCTGACCAAGCGATCATGACATATGTAGCAAAATGGTTCGCAAAGAAATCAGTTGTTACCCGTAACAATTTGATTTTGGCTGCAATTGCATCATTGAAAAAAGTAGATATTGATGGTTTGGATGGTATTAAAAAAGCATTAAATGTCACGCTTGATCCGATGGTGGCGCCGGGTTCTATCGTGCTGACAAACCAAGACGGATATGACTGGTTAGACACGCTTAAAGATGGAACAGGAAGATACCTATTACAGCCGGACCCAACCAATCCTACAAAGAAGTTGCTTGATGGACGACCTGTCGTGCCTTTTACTAACAGAGTATTAAAAACTCTAAAAGGTAAAGCTCCTCTCATCATCGGGAATTTAAAAGAAGCGATTGTTCTGTTTGATCGTGAACAACAGTCAATTGCATCCACAGACACAGGGGCAGGAGCATTTGAAACAAATTCAACAAAAGTCAGAGGGATTGAACGAGAAGATGTCCGTAAATGGGATGAGGATGCTGTAGTATTCGGACAAATCACGGTTGAATAAGGAGAGATAATATGAGCTATTCAACAAAAAACTACACCGCCGACGGGGGAAATCGTACCGTCATCGGCGGTGTTTTAGAAATTGCCGGGGGCAAGGTCATTAAAGATGGACAAGAGGTCAGTTTAGGCGGTAACCAATCTGAACCAGGACCCGGAAGCGTAACCAATGAAATGTTGGCGGATAAGTCGGTCCGCAGCAGGAATATCGGCACCGGCAGTGTAATGGAAGAACACTTAAATTCATCTGTTTTAGATCGTCTCAAGGCTATAGAAGATAAATTGAAAGAGCTTGCCGGTTCTCAGTCTGACGGAAAAACGGAATAAAAAATAAAAGGAAAAGGATGATTACAGATGGCTGAAGATTATTTATATGAAAGTAATGGAGTCAAAACTTCATCTGAAAAAGGAAAAGACGGCAAAGCGATAACGCCAGTCTATCTCAAAGAAAATAGCGAAGAAAATCCTCTTTTTGTAAAAGGATTGCAGGGTGAAAAAGGTGAGCCGGGTCCTCAAGGTGAACCAGGCCCTCCAGGTGAGCCAGGTCAAAAGGGCGATCCGGCTATTATTGAAGAGGGCAGCATTGTGCATGAAATGCTTGCAGAAAAATCCGTTCGGAGTAAAAACATTGGAACTGGCAGCGTGATGCCGGAGCATCTAAACAGCGAAATTACAAAAGTACTTGATGAATTGAAACAAAAAATGAATAACCTTGAAAGTGACCTGGCTGCTTTGAAAGGAACAGAAGAAGAACCGACAGAATAGGCGGTGTGTCCTGAATGGATTTAGAGGTTATTAAAAATTATTTAAAGGTCGAGCATGAAGAAGATGATCGCCAGCTCTTGATTCAAATGGCGGCGGCCAAAAGCTATATTATCAACGGGATAGGCAGGTATATTGAAGGGCACCCGCAATTTGAACTGGTGCTTCAAATGCTTGTCCAACATTGGTATGAAAACAAAGGGATATATGAGTCCGGGGGCACCGGCTTATCTATCCCTTTTACTGCTGAAAATATATTGACGCAGCTGCGTTATATATCTGTGGAGGAACAAGAAAATGAGAAAAAAGATCAGCCAACTCCGGCACCGTCTGACCTTTCAAAAGAAAATCGAGACACAGGATGAAGAAGGTAACTGGAATGCAACCTATGTGGACTTATTCACGGTCTGGGGAGCTGTAGAGGGGGCTGGCTCTCTCGGAAATAGCGAAACTATGATTGCCGGAGCATTGGGAGTCAAGACCCCCAAAAAAATCACGGTGCGTTACCGGAAGGATATAAAACCGAATATGCGGATTGTTAAGCGCGTTCCTAAAGAAAAGACGGAACGCGTTTTTGATATTTTGGACACTAACGATCCGGATGATCAAGGGGAAGAGCTTGAGATTCTTTGTCAGGAGGTGGGAATCAATGGCTGATATGAGCTTTGACGGCATAGATGATCTAACGCAGTATTTTGAAAAAATCGGCGGAGACATCGAAAAGGTGGAACCCGTAGCGCTAAAGGCCGGCGGTGAAATTATCGCTGAACGGCAACGCTCCCATGTTAACCGGAGTGATAAAAAACAACCTCATATGCAGGACAACATCACAGTCTCCAATGTCAGAGAATCCAAGGACGGAGTGAGGTTTGTGGCCGTTGGTCCGAATAAAAAGGTAGCGTATCGCGGGAGTTTCTTGGAGTGGGGAACTTCAAAAATGCCGCCGCAACCGTTCATAGAAAAAGGCGGGAAAGAAGGGGAGGGGCCAGCTGTGGAATTAATGGAGCGAATACTTACAGCGCCGATCAAATGACCTACTCTCCTAAAATTGAATTGGTGAGCACACTTAATTCCAGTGCCTTATTAAAAGGCCTGGCATCTGGCGGAATTCATAACCTCGGTGCGAATGATGTCAGCGCATTTCCAAGAGTGGTTTTTTCAGAGATTCAAGACGCTGATGAGGACTTTGCAGACAACAAGGCCTATTCGTTTGAGGTGCGTTATCAGATCAGCATATTCACTCAAGCGAGCACCCGCGGCAAAGAAACAGCGATTGCTGCCGAAATAGACAGGCTTATGCGGGAAATCGGATACAGCCGATATGATTCTCAAGATTTATACGAAACAGATACAAAGGTCTTTCATAAGGCCAGACGTTATAAAAAAACCTATTATCAGGAGGGAAAGTAGATGGGGAAAGTATTATCCGGCTTGGATATGTTTCATATCGCCGAAGTATTGAAAGACACGAAAGATGAACTTGAATTTTCGGTTCCAGAGGAATTGCCAGGCGCAGTTAGTATGAAACTTGATCCGAAATCTGAAACAGAAACCTTCTATGCAGATAACGGTGCGTTTGCACAGTTAAGCAGCTTAGGAGACATTGACGGGGAAATGGAAGTTGCGGATTTACCCCTTGATATGCAGGCGAAAATTTTCGGGAAAACAGTTGAAGGTGGTATTCATTTCTCTAGTGCAGATGACAGGACTCTTGAAATTGCATTGGGTTTCCGCGCCAAAATCTCAACGGGTGGATACCGTTATTATTGGGCCTTGAAAGGAAAACCAGAATTAGTACCTGTTGAACATAAAACAGAGGAAGGAAAACCTTCTCCTCAACCTACCCAAGTCAAAATAAAATTCAGCCCGTTAACAAATTTGAAAAAAGGAAAGAAAAGATGGGAAGCAAAGGCGGAAGAGGGCAACGGAATCAACGCCGAAACATGGTTTAAACAAGTTGTCTATAAGGACATCACAAAAGAGGAACCGCCTGTCGTTGATGTTGGTAAATAATTCATTGAGCGCCTAAGAGCGCTCTTTTTATATGAAAAAGGAGGAACTTACATGGAAGCATTGTCTATTACACTTCGACTTGATGGCAAAGATAAAAAATTTGTTACACCTGACCACATTACAGGTTTATTGTTCCGGAAGGCTGCAAAGATTGCAGACGATTTTGAATCACAAGATTCAGAGCGTCTTTTTACTAATGAACAGGTTGAATTTGTCTGTAATACCTTTGGCCAGAAATTTACGCCTGATGAGTTTGAAAAAGGAATTGATGCCCGGCTGGTAGGAAGAACAATCTATGCTGCTGCACAGTATGTGTTGGGGAATATTGCCGAAGCAACGGCTCTTTTAAATAGCGAGGGGATTTCCAACGGTGAAGAGCCGGGGGAGTAAGTCTATCCGAGTCAGTCCTTGATATGTATAACGCACTTGAGGAAGTCGGATATACACAGAATCAAATTGACGAAATGGACATTGTCTATCATCTGAAAAGACTGGCTCGGAGAAAATCACAAGAGAAGACACAAACGAAGGCCAAAAACAATGACGAACCTATGTATATCGATCAATTTCTCGGATAAGGAGGTGCCCGGTTGAGCAAAGACATAAAGGTCAGACTGTATTCGAATTCATCTGAGTTTAAAAAAGAAATGAGCGCTTGTGCTGTTCAAATGAAAAATTTGAAGTCGGAATTTGAAAAAAACCGTACGGCAGTGGGTGTGTGGGGAAACGAATTAAAAACTGCTCAAGTAACCGAAAAAACATTAACACAACAATTGGAAACACATAAACGCAGAGTAAAGGCTCTTGAGAGAGCTTACGCAGACGCGGCTATAAAAAAAGGGAAAGACATAAAAGAAACGCAAACCCTCGCCCGCCGTTTAAATAATGCTACTGCCGCAATGAATAAGACGCAAAACGCGCTAAATAGTACGACTCAGAGGATAAAAACGTTAGAGGAGGCAGCGAAAAGAGCTTCCTCCCGTGTTCGGATCATGGGCGAACGAATGGATTCAATTGGTGGAAAAATGCGTTCCGTTGGTTCGTCAGTAGCTATGACATCGGGCATCGCCTTTGGTGCGCTGGCTCTGTCTCTACGTGATGCTGTTCAGGTCGGTATGGACTTTGAAAAGCAAATGAGTAAAGTCCAGGCCATTTCCGGCGGATCGGCGGCAGAGATCGCAAAATTGAGAGAGCAAGCAAAAGAACTCGGTGCAACCACTGTCTTTACAGCAAGTCAGGCAGCGGATGCACAGGGTTTTTTGGCAATGGCCGGATTTAAGGTTAATGACATTTATGATGCAATGCCCGGGATGCTCAGTCTGGCGGCAGCTGGCCAACTGGAATTAGGCGCAGCCGCGGATATTACATCAAATATCATGTCTGCCTTTGCTCTAAAAGCAAAAGAGTCAGGGCACGCCTCGGATGTCATTGCTTACGCCGCAGCCAACGCAAACACCAACGTTGAACAGATGGGCGAAGCCATGAAGTTTTTGGCGCCGAACGCCAATTCTCTTGGTTGGGGTATGGAAGAATCAGCAGCCGCCATTATGGCTTTTGGTGACGCAGGTCTTCAAGGTTCAATTGCTGGGCAGGCTTTTGGTACATCCTTGATCCGTCTCGCTTCACCAACCGGTAAGGCTTCGAAACTTGTCAAAAAATTAGGTTTTGATTTCTTCGATGCGGCCGGAAACATGAAAAGTATGCCGGAAGTCGTTGAGGAAATGGAAAAAGGTCTGAAAGGCATGACCAAAGAGCAACAGGCGGCCGCATTAAAAACGATCGTGGGCGCTGAAGCATATAAACATTGGGCTGTCCTTCTTCAAAAAGGTTCAAAGGCTCTGGGGGATAATACTAAGGCGCTTGAAAAATCAGATGGAGCCGCCAAAAAGATGGCGGATACGATGCTGGACAATGCACACGGAAGCATAGTAGCTTTTCAGTCAGCACTTGAAGGGGCAAAAATCAAGCTGACGGAAAGCCTTTTGCCTGCCCTGGGCGATTTAGCAAACAAGGGCAGCGACTTGATTATGATGTTTAATGATCTGGATTCCGGCACCGTGCAAACCATAGCGAAAACAGCCGTTCTGGCGACAGGTGTATTAGGGGTTACGACAGCCGTCGCCACGCTTACAGCTGGAATAGGGGCGCTTTTAGCGTTTACCGGCCCTGTTGGCCTTGCGATTGTCGGAGGCACAGCGTTGCTTGGCGGCATTTCAGTTGCTACTTACGCTTACACTGAACAATTGAAGAACCAGAAAAAGCAACAAGAAGAGGCGCGAGAATCCGCCTTGCTTTACGGCGAGGGCGTTTCTAAAGCAACACAAAAATCTGCTTCCGCCTATGTGGATTTAAGGGAAAAGGCGGAACTACAGCTATTTGAATTGACCCGGGTATCGGGTTCAGAAGCTGAAAAAATGTCATCTGATATAGTTCAAACTTATTCCAACATGCGGGACCAACTCATCCAAGAACTTGAGGGGTTAAAGAAGGATGCTTTAGTCGTCTTAAAAGGGATCTATGCTAATACCAGCGAAAAAACCAAAAAAGCTGGCGAAAAGATGACTGATAAGATAGTTGGCTCAATTGATAAAGATAAGCAAGAGGCTAGGGATAAACTTAAACAATTAAGAGAGTTAGAAAAAGAAACTGGGCTTATTTTAGCTAATATGAATGCCTCTCAGCGACAACGATTTGATGAAATTACCTCTTACTTCGCAAAGGCCAGCAGTAAATTTGCAGCCAATCAAAAAGAGGCTTTGGCTATGCAAAAGGCTGTAACAGAACAACAAGGGGAGCTCTCCTTTAAACAAGCTCAAAAATACTACAATGATATTAATAAAGTTTATAAAGATGGTGCAAAGGCAGCGCAGAAAGACATGGAGCACAGCAAAACTGTGATTGAAAAGTTATTTGCGCAGGGATATATGGAGGAACCCGAGCAAAGAAAAGCTGCATTAGCAGGGATAGTAGCCGCAAACAACGAGGCAATTGCACAAAATACTGCTCAATACGAAAAGAACCTAAGCTCTCTTTTCTCTAAAATGTCTAGAGATGGAAAACTGCTTGATTTTGAAACCGGGAAAGCTTTTGAGAAGCAGAAAGAATTTGTTACTAACTCTCTGGGAATGGTGCAAGAATTTGATGAAAATGATGCCAATTGGAAAGAACGATGGGCAGCGCGGCAAATAGACTTTCTGCAGGAATTAGGAAACAGCAAAGAGCAAGCGATCGAGAAGGTGCAAAAAGGTTTGGAAGAGTTTAACCAAGGAATAGGGTTGTCAGCAGAAGATGCACGTGAAGAAGCCATTCAGATGGTTGCTAACCTTGAAAATGAATTAAACAAACCTACAAATGCCGGGCAATCAGGAAAGAAGGTTGCTGAGGACTTTTCCGCTGGCTTGAAGCAGTCCACACCAGCAGTTATTGGTGGGGGAACGGTCTTACAGCAAGCCCTTAACAATTCGCTTTCTGCAGATAACGCCACGCCCGCACAGGCCGGACAGAATAAAGGAAATGCCTTTCGTACCGGTATCAATTCTACAAAGCCCGGTAATGCACAGGCAGGATCGTCTATACTTCAATCTGCTTTAAATGAGATGAGGAAAGGCGGCGGGCAAGCAAATGCAGCAGGACAAAACAAAGGAAATAAGCATAAAGCTGGTTTAACGTCTACCAAAGGTGCCAATACATCTGCGGCCGGCTCTCTCAGCTCGTCGGTAACGAACAATTTAGCCAAAACCTCAGACGGCGGAGGCGGTAAAAAGGCCGGAACTGAATTGGCCAGCGGCGTTCTCAGTAAAAAAGGCACAGCAAACAGCGCCGGAAAAAGTGTTGCAAACAGCGCAAAAACAGGGCTGAAAAGCGTTAAGACACAAAGTGTCGGTTCTGACTTTGTAACCGGCTTTATAAATGGAATGGGATCGCAAAACGGCTCTCTCTTCAGCGCGGCATGGAACTTGGGGAAATCCGCCTTGCGGACTTTAAAGAAGTCAATTGACTCTCATTCTCCCTCCAAACTAACAAAAGCGGAAGGAAACAACTTTTCTGATGGGTTTGCGTTAGGGATAGAGGACAAAGCCAAAAACGTAAAACAAAGCGCTGCTTTTATGGCGCAGAACGCGATGGCCTCGTTTAAGCAGGAATTAAATCAGATGGCTTTCAACATAAAGGGGGCTGCTGATCAGCTCATTTCAATGAAGTCGGAGCTTACCATTCGGAATGAAGTTGACACGCCTGCCTTAAATCAAAAGCTCGATGCTCTAATCACACTCCTGTCTCAGCAACAGTCTGGCGGGGCAGGCCAGGCCGCATTACCTCAGCAGCCTATTATCATCCATCCGGCTGCGGTGCATATGGACGGCCAACAAATTGCGACGATCGCTTTTGAAAAAGGAGATGGCAGGATACTTGATCAGAAAGCTGCAGACCGATACAACCAGAATGCCTATAAAGGCGGTGTCAGATCATAATGCTAGATTTATATATTGATTTTAATAACGGTATGGGGGAACAAAGTTTAACAGGCATTCTCCCCCGTTTTAAGGTGCGCAGCTTCACGCCTGACTCACCGAATATTGAACGAGAAACAACGACCCTCCCAAGGATAAACGGTTTAGTGCTGCCGCAGCACCCCCGGGACGTTGTCTACAAAGAGAGAGACATCAAGGTTGATTTTTTATTAGATTCCATCATTCCCGAAACCTTTTATCAGAACAGGCATGAACTTTATTCATTGTTAGTGCAGCCGTTTCCTTATTATATTTCGACGGACCTTCTGCCTAACCGTCGGTTCCTTGTTACGTGTGACGGGAATTTTACTATCACTAAGGACAAACAGAAAAATCATGCCACATTTACAGTAGGGTTCACGGACATTCTGGGGCTTGCCGAGTCGAAATATACCTCTTCTACCATCCAGAATTTCAATGGGGAGCATTGGAGTCCCGGCATGGGAATCCTTCGGAGAGATGATCTTGAATATCATTTCAAGAACCAAAAACGATTCAGCGTTTACAACCCCGGCGGCGGCGCGGTCAACACTCTGCAGCATGATTATAAGGTCTTTCTCTGGGCCAAAGGGACAAACGTAACCATTGCGAACCGAACGAACGGGGAAAAATTAAAAATTGAGCAGGAGCTAAAACGCTCGCAAAAAGTCACATTCATCAGGCAGTACACTGTAATCGGGGATAAGCGTCTGAAAACATCCGGCCGTCTGCCGACACTGGATGTAGGATGGAACGATTTTGAAATTATAAACTCAAATGACTTTGAAATTTTATTTGATACTCGTTTTTATTATAAGTAAGGAGGGGTGACATGGCTGCGGCTGACTTTATTAAAAGTCTGGTACCAGGAGCGCAGAAGGTACGGAAAAAATATAACGTCCTTGCCAGTCTTGTCATTGCTCAAGGCTGTCTGGAAAGTGGGTTCGGCACGAGCGGCCTTTCCAAACAAGCTTACAATTTGTTTGGGATAAAGGGAACCTATAACGGAAAATACGTTTTGATGTGGACCAGCGAGCAGGACAAATACGGAAATGTTGAGAGGGTACAAGCTAAATTCAGAAAGTACCCTTCATACGCTGAGAGTTTGGCCGATCTGGGAAGCTTATATAATCGTCTTGATCGGTATAAAGCAGTGGTAGGGGAAACGGATTATAAAAAAGCATGCCGGGCCGTTCAAAAAGCTGGCTACGCAACAGACATCAACTATGCTAATAAATTAATTATCATGATCGAACAGTATAAGTTGATGCAATATGACGATACGTCAGAATTGCCGAACGAGCCTGATGATCCAGAATCCCCGGAGACCCCAGAAGAGGAACCGAGCTTTCCGAGTAAAGAATATGCGGGTAACGACATCCCTCTTAATAAAAAACTGCCGTCAGATGTGGACTTTCCTCAGCTGCATGTTTCCACGAAAGACGGAAATGACGTTGTGGAAGTAACAGGCGTGATCGTTGATCTTACAGACGATACTACCGGGAAAAAGAGCTTTACCTTTACGATTACCAAAACAGAGAGCAATGCGACTGAATTCGATTTACTGATCAACGACAATATTCTTTACATTGACGAAAGGAGATTCAAACAACAAAAATACTATATTACAGATGTAGACTTGAAGCAGGCTAAAAACGTCCTGACAAAAACAATCACGGCCAATCATATATTTACCGTTTTGCTTGCTGAGAATCGAGTGGATGATACAGTAACGAAGAAATTGACCGTAAAAGAGGCCTTTGACATTGCGTTAAAAGGTACTGATTTTTCATATGTGCTGGAAGAGCCACAAAGCAAATTCGCCACCGCCGAAGAAGAGAATTTTGGTGATAAAAACTCTACCGAATTAATAGATCAGCTCATAAATGATTATGAGTTAGAGCTTGACGTGGATAATTATAAAATTCATGTCTATAAGAAAATGGGGAAAGAGATTCCTTTCACATTTGACTCTCGTTACAATATGCCGGGCATCAGTATCAAAACCAACTCGCAAAACTGCTCTACCCGTGCGTGGGGATATGGTGCGATGTCTAAAGACAGTAAGAGCACAGACAAAAAACCGAAATACGTATTTGAGCCGATCTTGTACATCCATCCAGAGGAAAAGAAATTCCTGCGGGAAGGTAAACCGAAGTGGGCCGACCCGATCAGAGACGAAACTATAAAAAAGTCGGGCAGCATGGTTTCTGCGCTGAAAAAACATGTGAATCCATATCCGGAAACAGTCGTCAGTGTGGATTATCAATATGTATACGAACCAAAATTGCTTAAAATTGAAAAGCCGTTCTGGAAAGGCGATACAGTCCACATTTTAGCCGACACAGCAGACGGAACGACTTATGAGGATGATGTGCGGCTCTTAACGATCCAATACAATCCGCTAAATCCATACAGCAGCCCGAAGCTGACTTTTGCCAATTTCAGAAAAGATATACAAGATATTGCGGTGAATCAAGCGAAGAAGCTGAGAGAACAAAAACGATATATTGATCAAATACTGACAGCGCTTTGATAGGCGTTTTTTATTTTGTCGAAAAGGAGAGTGAATACAGTGTTGAGGTTGAAAAAAAATTATGATACCACTAGAAACTCTCGTTATGAGGATGAGCTATCTGGTGATATGGAAGCGATCGAGAGTAGCATAAACGGACTTGAAAGTGAAATTACCCGTCATAAGAAAGCTGCTACAGCACATACTTCTGAGCAAATTGATCACGGGGGCTTTTCTTTACGAACTTATATTGACGGACTCTATAACCGGGTGCGTAATCTCATTCTTAATGCCGACGGGACAAATGTAAAAGAAGTAGTGGATGCCCGTGTTACTGCTGATGGGGAAATTGCCCCACTGTTGAAAGAGCGTCTTGATAAGGAATATAACAAACTTCTACGTAAGATCACCAGAAACGTTAACGTAGACGACTACGGGGCCGACCCTACCGGGGAGACAGACAGCACAGAAGCATTCAAAAGAGCGATCGGAAACGGAAAGGTGCGGCTCAATCTATCAGCCGGAGAATACGTGATAGGGGGCGTAAAGCTGCCGTCATGGACATATTTGATCGGCCAGGGCATGGGCGTCACCACGCTAAAACTGCACGAAGACACCCCGGCCAGTGAGTGGGTTGTCACAAATGCTGATCATGCGAAAGGCAACCGGAATATCGTTGTGGAAGGTATGTCGCTTGACTGGAATCCTGATCGTCAGGGCGGAGTAGGCGCAACGGGAGGTGTACATTCAAGCTGTCTTCTTTTCGCACAAGTAAAGTTTGGTATTGCGCGCGGCGTTGAAGGCATTAATCCCGGCTTACATTGTTTCGATGTATCAGCGCCTTCTTATAACATCACAGCAAAAGATTACACGGCAACGGGGAGCAAATATATCTGGATTGATCAATGTGTCGGCTCGGGGTATGGTGACGACGGCATTACGACCCATTACAGCGAGTATATTTTCATCACAAACAATGTGATGACGAACCCGCGCGGAACTGCACACCGTAAAGGCGGAGCCAATTCAAACGGAATTGAAGTGGACGACGGCTCCAAGCATGTCTGGGTTATAGATAATTATACGGAGGGGAATGTACGGGGCGTAGAGGTAAAAGCTCATAAGGAATGGCCGGCACCGAGTGACGTTCACATCCGCGGCCACGAATCTTTTCGTGACGTTCGCTCATTTGATTTACGGCATATTGATCACCATCTTGTAAAAGACCCTTGGAGCGAGACGGCTCGTGATGTGACGTTAGTAGATTGCACATCCCGGGAACCCGTCTATAATTCGCTTTATGAAGGATTAGCTCCGAAAGCCCTTGTCGTTTCGGCGTACCAGCGTGTTCAGATTATCGGATTCAAAGCCATAGGTGATCCAACATATGATTACAAAGACGGCTCGATCGTTGCTTTCCAGTATAAGAGTAGGAAGATAACAGTAAACAACTTGCATATAACCGGATTTAAAAAGGCTGATTGTGACATCTATATTACCGGCGGCGATCAGATGACTGACGACGTGTTTATTTCTGATTTTGTTATCCATGATTCCGCAAGAACCGGCATCGCGATAGGGGGTGGCGTGTATAATGTCAACTTGTTAAATGGCCTTATGCATGTGGCAAGCGGAACGGCCGGCATTACATCCCCGAACACCCAGACCAATATTTTTCTTGTCAGAGCTTACGGCTATAAAGATGCGGCTGTCCTTGCCGGAGAAAAACATTCAGTCGTTCCGAATAACGTCAAGGGAGGCTTTCGAGCAGCTTCCAGCTCAGGACATGCACTTACGAAATACAGTGCGATTATTGCGTGTACAGGGCCGACGTACGCGAAAGGTGAGCGCAACCTGCTTGCAGGAAACGCCGGCGGCTCTTCCTCAGAAGGCTCACGTAACAGTGTCATGTTTTCATACGATTCTCATACAACAGGAGACGGGCCGTCCTCGGGTGTCATGTTCTCGAAGGCTACCAAGAATAGTAAATCTTACACATTGGCTTTAGGCCATGGAAACGGCAAAGCCTCGGAAGCCAACAAAAAAATTGAATTAAACGCAAAGAATGGAACAGTCAAGGCTACTGGCGCAATAGAAAGTGTATCGAATTTAAAAGACTTGGCGGAGTATTTTGAATCAGCTGACGGAGCAAAGATAGAGGCATCTTATCTTGTAGCGTTAGAGGGGGACAAAATCCGAAAAGCGCAAGAAGGCGACAAGATACTCGGGGTCGTTTCTAAGACTGCCGGCGTTGTGCTTGGCGGAGCTGCCTTCTATTGGAATGATCGTTTTCTTCGTGATGAATTTGGCGGCATTATCTACCGGGAAGTATTTGACGGTGAGGACATCATTACGATTCCAGCTGAGAACCCGAACTATGATCCGGAAGCTGAGTACAAGCCACGAGAGGAACGAGACGAGTGGCATATTATTGGATTGATTGGTCAAGTGTTTGTGCGCGTTGATGATACCGTTAACGTCGGTGACAGTGTTTCAGCAGTTGACGGCATCGCGACAAAGGCGGAAAGCGGCGGATACGGAACTGTGATGAGATTTGAATCCCCGTACGATGCGGAAAAAGGATACGGTGTGGCGCAAATGATGGTTACACCGCAGCACTAAGGAGGGATAAGCGACGATGTATAAAACGGGCAGCGTGCCGATCAACATTAATACAAATCCAATCAATGGCCGGAGTACAAATATACAATTTATGACGCAAGACACGGGCAGCGCAAAGCTGTTTTTTTCTTTTACAAAGGATGGTGTACCGTTGCCTCTGTCAGCCGTAGATGCAAAAATTGTCCTACTGTATGGTGATGGATCGTTTTATAAAAAGAGCCTCACCATCACTGACAAGGTAAACGGCACAGCGGAATATGTGTTGTCCAATGCAGAACTCAAGCATTACGGAACGGTTAAGGCGGAAATCAAACTATATTACACGAACGGCCAAGCGCTGGCGACTTCATTTTTTACTTTCTCTATCGCCAAAACGTTAGAGGATCAGAACATCGTTCCGACAGCTGATTATTACATTGATGATTTTGAAACGCTGAGAGACGGGATAAACCACATCGTCGAAGAAATCAGTCAGACTGTCGAGGAATTACAGAAGAAATTTGCCGATCTGGAAGCTATTGAAACGAAAGAGGGCGCGCAGCAGAAGGCGGATGATGCAGAGGAAAAGGCCAGAGCTTATACGGATGAACATGCGAATGACGAAGAAAAGCACATTACAGCTGCCGAAAGAAAGGCGTGGAATGCCAAGGAAACTCCCTCCGGCGCGCAAAAGAAAGTAGACGCCCATGCGAACGATCAAGAAAAGCATGTTTCTTCAGCAGATCGGAAGGCTTGGGACAGTAAAGAAACAGAAAGCGGGGCGCAAGAGAAGGTAAATACTCACGCCAATAATACGGACATTCATGTTACCAAACCTTTCAAAGATACATTAGAAGAATTATCAAAGCTGTTCACAGCGGGTTTTAAAGATGAACTGGAAGAATTATTACGTCAGTTCACGGCCCATAATTACAACCAAGAACGACATATTTCTAAAGCTGAACGGAAGACATGGAACGGAGCTGCCACCTATGCCAACATCATGCTGAAGAATGGAGCCGCCGCAGGGACGCGGACACCGATGTACGCAAAGTGGGGGGCGTTTTTAATCTTACGGGGGCATGTGAAAACAGACGCCGAAATTATATTCGGCTCCATCCCCGCGGAATACGCACCTGCTGGCGGTTCCGTTATAACAGTGCCGTTAAGTGGTACAGGCGGCACAGCCGATTTGATCATTTATGATAATGGGGATTTAAAAATAAAATACCCGGACCCGGCGGACTCAAGTAAGATGGGCGGAGGCTACTATCTGGATGTGGTCGTCGGCTTTCAGGAAGGAGGGACAGCATGATTCAGGTTTATGAATACGATGAAAATTTCATTTTGACTAAACCCGTTCCGGTTGAGCCTGATGAAGAAGGGAACTACACAATCCCTGAGAATTGTACAACCGTCCAGCCTCCGTCTTTCATAAAGGCGATGTATCATCCCGCTGAGAAGACATGGACGGAGGCGGCCACCCAGGAAGAAAAAAAAGCCCTGGAAAAGCAAATTGAAAGCGGGCGGGCACCTTCTCCCGTCGATGAATTGAAAGCTCAAAATGCGGCCATTACAACGCAGCTTGCGGAAGCGCAGAGCTTGGCCGAATCACAAGTGCAAATGATTGCCAATCTGTATCTAATGCTGGCGGAGGGAGGGAAAGGGGTATGATGGATTGGTTTACAAGCGTTAAAACTATCTACGGATGGGGGCCGCAGTATTACAGTAATGCAGACGTGGCCCGTTTTGTTGAATGGGGGAGAATTACAGAAGATCAATACAAACAAATAACCGGCTTAACCTATCCGATGACAAAACAACCTGTCAGTGTGGATTTAGGCGGCGCCGCAAACTGATCAACACCCGGAGAGGTGTTTTTTATTTTGCCTCGAAGGAGGTGATAACAATTGGAGGGAATATACGTGTGGATGAATTTTGAGAGCTTACAGATCGCAAGAGCATATCTTTTTGGGGAGGTGAAATATCTTGATTTAATGCTGGTGCTGAACATCATTGACATCATTACCGGTGTGATAAAGGCATGGAAATTCAAGGAGCTTCGGAGCCGTAGCGCATGGTTCGGCTATGTGCGTAAGATGCTCAGTTTCCTTGTGGTTATTGTGGCGAATGCTATTGATACGATTATGGATCTGAACGGTGTCCTTACCTTTGGAACCGTTCTTTTTTATATTGCAAATGAGGGCCTTTCCATCACAGAGAATTTAGCGCAGATCGGCGTTAAAATTCCGGCCGCCATTACTGACCGGCTTCATGTAATTGAAAGTGACAACGATCAGAAAACAGAAAAAGACGATCAGGCAGCAGGTTAAACCGGCTGCTTTTTTTGAATCCAAAAACAGAATGGGAGAGATTTTTATGTCAGCATACAGAAACCAATATATTGATATTAACAAATGGACGCGGCCGGGAATCAAAAACAACGGCGTGAAGAAACTGGTGGTCCATTACACGGCAAACCCCGGCGCGCCCGCTGCCAATCATTATAGATACTTTGGTCAAACGCTCCCCGCACAGAACAGAAATCTGTCTGAGAAGAAACAGACGTTTGCCTCTGCACATATCTTTGTCGATCGTACAGAGGCTATTTGTATCATTCCGTTGAATGAGGTGGCTTATCATGCGAATGATGTCCAACAGATTGTTAACGGGCAGCCTTACCGGGGTGTCGCGGCGCTGAAGCCGAATGCGAATTTCTTATCTATCGGCGTGGAGCTTTGCATTGAAAAGAACGGCACTTTCCATCCGGATACCATTGCCCGTGCAGAACAAGTCTGCGCTGAGCTATGCAAGAAGTTTAAACTTGATCCGATAAATGACATCGTGCGGCACTATGACATTACACACAAAATCTGTCCGGCCCCATGGGTAAGCAGATCACAAGGGTTTACTGATTTCAAGAATGGAGTAAAAGCGCGATTAGGTGGGGTAGTAATTAACAAACCAACTAACAACAAATCAAAAACCAACACCGATTCGAATAAAGGCCGTTTCATCAAAAACACGGTGGTTTCAAGTGATGGCCTTGTTCTACGTACACAACGGAGCGCCTCTTCTTCCATGGTGCTTAACCTGCCGAATGGTACGGTTGTAAAATATCAGCTTGGATCAACTGTCAACGGATGGGGATATGTTGAATACACCAATTCAAAAGGCCAGACATTCCACGGATATGTGAATGTCTCCTATATCAAAAGCGATAACGAACTGAAAAGCGGCGGCAAGAAGAAGGTAACAGCCTCAAAGCCTAAAAACACTCAGAAATCAAAATTCAGCCTGCCTGCGGGTACTTTTAAAGTCACAAGCCCATTGACCCGAGGGGAGGCCGTAAAACAGATTCAGACAGCGCTGGCGGCTCTTCATTATTACCCGGATAAGAGTGCAAAGAATTTCGGTATCGACGGCGCATATGGCGCGAAAACAGCAAACGCGGTCAAACGATTCCAATCTATGTACGGGTTAACTGCTGATGGCATCTACGGTCCGAAGACAAAAGCGAAGATCGAAGCGCTTTTGAAATAA